TAAGTGCTTTTCGATTGCTCTTTTCTTAGCTTCTGAAAGTGTTTCTTTATTTGTCATGTTGTCTTTTGCTTCGTTTAATTTAACAGGTTCCATTCCTGAAGATTTATACTTACCTGTTACTTCTTTAGTTTTACCTAAACCAGGATGATCTTCAGTATATCCGATGCCTTTAATGCCAAATGCTCCATCTTTAACGTAGTGTAATGGATCTTTCTCAAGGTTCTTAAATACAATCTTCTTAAGTTCGTCTTCTGTTTTATCTGCATTCTTAGGATCTTTCATCTCAACATAATAGCCTGATAAAAGTTCATTGGTTGAAATGTTGTCATTATTTTTCTTATCTTCGTAATCATATCCTGCAATTTCTTTTTCTTCTACAGATTTATCAGTCTTCTTAAGATCTGATTTTATCTTCTCAGTATTCTCATTAAAGATTTCAAACCAGTTTGGTTCGCCTTCTTTTTGAGATAAGACTGCTGTAAAGTTTTCTGATATAATTCCTCTTTCAGTTAAGTTATGTATAGATTGATCAAATGTAAGTGCGCCTGTCACTACATTAGGGAATAAGGTTCTAGCTTCTTTAATAAAAAGTTCTCTGTTACCTTTACCTTCTTTAATCAAATTGTATTTGTCTTGTAGGCTTTTCATATGTTATAAATAGGGGTTGTTTATTTCCAAAGATCTTTATACACCATTCCCTTAGCTGCTTTCCGGGTCTTAGCTTTATCTACAAGCTTCCATCCCATCTTTAAGTAGTAATTACGGGAAGTACCCTTAGCATTCTTGTTTGGATTAAATGCATAAGGTGTATTATAGGCACCAGCAGCTCCTGAGGTTGATTCTTCTTGGAGTAGTTCTTTTAATTGATGCTTAAATTGATTCCGGGTCATGATTATAGCTCTGTTACTAATTCGTAGTACTGTAGTAAATCAATAATAGAGTCGTTAGTTACTTTACCAGTCTTAGAAACTGGTTTAATATATTTCAAAACCTCCACAAGTTTAATTTGCATTACTTTGTCTGAGGTTCCTTTAATTTTATTTTTTAGAATATCTCTAACTTCTACAATTTTACCGTTGTAGTAGTCTTTTAATTTGTCAGTATTGTCAATAGAGTTTATAACTTCTCTTAAGATTTGTTTCTGCTGTGTATTTAAATGATCGTATTTATCATTAAATTTCTCAAGAAGTAATCTATAAGTTAACACTCTTAAATCCTTACTGTAGCCTTTATATTCTTCTAGAAGTGTATCTGTAGGTGCTACAACTGGAGCTTTTGTTAGGTGTTCAAGGATTGTAATTTTATTACTGATTGTCGTCTCCGGAGTTACTTTATCTGAAGATTGATTCTCAATTAAGTTATTTAGTGCTGCAAAAATTTTATAGTTTCCAACTTTAACTTTAAAAAACTTCTCTACATTATAATTGTCTCGAATTTCCTTTACTAAATTATATTTCTGCTTTCTAATTTCTGATCTTCTCAATTTTGTTGAAGTTTCAACTAGTGTGTTAATAACCATCTCAGCCTTAGGTTCACTAAGGTTCTTATAGGCAGTTAATTGCTCGTATAATTTATATTCTTTTCCTAGTTCTGTGTTAACGAAGTACTTTTTAAGAATATTGATAGCAACAGAATTTTTACCTTCTAACGTATCAGAGGTGATCTGTCTTACTAGAAGTTCAAAAAGAAGTCCTGTATTTCTAAATTTCGAGTGCTTGATTTGCATCAATGTATAATTTTTTATAAATATGTGTTAATTATTATTCCCTAAGTTGGCTTTCGTCTAATAAGCCACCTGCTTTTTTATCAGCTTCAAAAATCATCTTCTTTCTAGAAGGAATCTCCTGTAAGACTCTTGTATATTTTGATAATTGTCTCTTAGTTGTCTCCATTGCGGATGGTGAAGTTTTATCTCTACCATACCCTTCCTGATCGTCAACTTTATTTGCTTTTCTACCAAGTCTATCTTGTCCTAAAGGATCATCTGTACCGTTGATAAACGATGCTTTCTCCTGAGGGCGTCCCATTTCTGGTTCATCTTCATTATACCCATCAGGTACATTACCGGGTCTAGTATAAACTCTTCCTTTACCGTATGCAGTTGCGATGTCGTGAGGAGTTCCATAAGTCTCACCTGATTCTAGAGGATCATTTCCTTCGTTTTCGATTTGAGATAATCTGAATTTACGCTTAGCATCTTCTCTAACTAGGTCTCTCATTTCCTCATACTCATCTTGACTTAAGTGGAAGATATTATCGTAAATCCAATCAGAAGAAATTAATTGAGAATCCATCATTTGAGCAGCAAGATCCATTTTCTCTTTTAATAATGCTACTCTCTCTTGATCATAAATGATTGAAGGAGTTGTTAGTGATAATTCAAAATTAGTTAATGCTTCGTCTCTATATCCTTGGATGTATAGATGCACAAAAGCAATCTTATACAATTCAGAAACCATGATTCTCTGTATCTTTTCTACGGTTCTACCAAAGCGAATATCTTCTGCAGCTAATGTAGCTTTACCTTGTAGCTTTTCGTCATAACCAAGGAATGCTTTCGGTATTCTTAATGCTGCAAATAACTTATCTCTTAAGTAATTTACGTCTGTAATACCATCATACTGTAACCCACCTAGAGTCTCAATCTTAGTTGACGTATCATTTCCTCTCATAGGGATATAAAAATCCTCCATAAGGTTCTGCATGTTGTACTTTAAGTTATATTCACCTGTTTGCTGGTCGATGTAAGGAGTTCTCTTCATTTTAGTGATTGCCTTCTGCATGAAGCCTTCTACTTCATTTGGAGGAATACCACCAACGTTCATATAGAAAATACGCTTCTCAGGAGCTCTTACAATTCTGTGAACTAACATCGCATCTTCCATCAAAGTGTACTGCTTGAATAATTTTCTAGCAGGTTCAATGTATGAACGACCATAAGGTAGGAAATTTACATCTGTTAAAAGACGGAAATGGGCTACTTCGTAGTTGTCGAAGTAAACAGATTTGGCATCATGCTGGTTAGGAGTCTTAAAGTATCCATAAGTATCAGCGGCCAAGCCGTCTGGATCATAACGGAATCTAACAGCAGTTGGATTTTCTGGATCATAATGTTCTTGTCTTTCTATATTAAAAGCAGCGAATGGAATTACATTATAAACACCGTATTTCTCTGAAGCTTCTAACTTCAAAAAGAAATCACCGTATTTACACATATTTCTAATCCACCAACTTAAATTAAATTCCACATTTAATACATCATAGAATAAATTGTAGAGAATCTTCTGTATATTCTCATCATTTGATCTAATATGTAAAACTTCCCCCATATCATTCTTGAGAGTAGATTCTTCTGAAAGGATATCTAGGGCTGAAGCAATGATTGCATCAGTGTCCATAGCGTCGTATTCAGAGTATAGCTGTGTTCTTAAGGTCTGGTAGTTAAAGGAAGATTGGTATCCGTATAATGATGTCGGAGAGGTTGTGTAAATTCTATTATACCTTGCGACTAAAGAGTTATTCTCTAGCTCTCCAGACATTTGAATTTGATTTGTATCGGCGACTGTAAGTTGATCACCTCCAACATTCCTTATTATTACGTCTGTTGAGAATAATCTACGTAGTCTCGAAAATATACTAGTGTCTGCCATTGCTATTAATCAATATAAGTATAAATAGTTAATAAATCCAGCTTATATCTTCTTTTCCTCCCTTTCCATTATCAATCTCATACGGATTGACTACGTTGGAGGGTAGATAAGCTGCTTGGTAAGTTGGTTTTGAGGTTGTGATATTGTTTAAAATATTACGAGTAAGGTCCATTCCTTGTTGTCTAAACTTTAAAGCAGTGTCTCTGATGTACATTCCTATACCAAAGGACATTACTAAGTCATCATTATAGCCATGCTGTGCTTCTGCTCTACCATTCTTCCAAACAAACACTTTCATCTCCTCTAAAAGACGTTTAGATTGAATAGTTACTGCTTTATCGTTAACGTATTCTTGGAATTTACCCACTATAATAGGCCTAGTTCTTTGGTTTGTTGAAAATCCAGCTACTAGACTCGAGTTTGGATCGTATTGATCGAAGTAAGTTTCTGCTGTTATGTTACCATTTCTTGGTGAATAGTAGAGGTTAGCGTATCCTCTATCGATAATAGTCTGAATTGTTGACCATCCTATAGATGCATTCTCAACTACAAGTAAAGCATCATTATATTCACTAGCAACTCCGACAAGTAAATGTCCGAATTCCTTAGTTCCAAGCTGTCCTTTGTATTCTCCTACCTGTACATTGTTCTCAATATCCAGAATATGGAAGGCAGAATGGTCTTTTCCATCTCCTCTTGCTACGTCGGCTACTACCATGTAGGATCTTGAGTAGTCAACCGGTTCCCAGATCCATAAATTCTGATCTGCTCCTCGTCTTTCCATAGGTTCCTTGATATAAGTCTGTTGATAGAACTCTAAATACTCTCCGTAAAAGACTGTATCTCCAGAAGTAGAAAAATCAGTATCACATTCCTGTGCTGCAAGTCTTGGGTCTCCTAAAAGTTCATCTTGTCTAGCTCTCCAGGCTTCATCTCTTTCCGGATGCACAAACCAAGGGAGTTTAATTGGTAAGAAATCATTCTCTCTAGCCTCTGCTCTTACCCAGGTCTGGTGAAACCAGTTACCAGTTCCGTTTGGAGTTGATAGAACGATAGCTCCACCACCGGTTGCTAGCGTTTGCTGTGCAGCTCCCCACGTCTCTGCAATGTTATCAATGAATGCAGCCTCATCAATCAGTAGTAATGATACAGCTTCTGAACGAGCAGAGTCTGAATTTGATGATTTAGCTTGTATTTTTGACCCATTTGTCAATCTTAAAGACAACTTATTATGTTCTACCGACGGTACAGTTAACCAAGATGGTAGATTTTCGTACATAAACTGTACTTTTGTTACAAGATTTCGTGCAGTTGCTTGTGTTGTTGCAAGAGTTAATACGTTTTTATCCTTGTGAAAAAGCATTAACCATAGTGCATATCCTGCTCCTAAGGTGGAGATACCTAACTGTCTTGACTTTAAAATGATAGAATAAGGGTTATCCTGAAAGTGTTTTAATACTTTTTCCTGAAAAGGGTATAAATGGAATAAAATCCTGCCCCTTTGTGGATGTTGGATATAGCAGTATTTCTTCATAAAATGTATCGGATCAACGACACACTTCACATACTCTTGCCTTATTATTGCTTTTAAATCCTCACTCATAATTAATACAAAATACCTGCTAAAAGGATAATACTAGAAACTCCATATGCAATGTATTTCTGTATTCTCTGGGATAGGTATGCTTTTTTGTATTCTTTAATAATTGAGTCTTTATTGGTTATAATACCTTTATAGTTATTTTCATTTTTAACATAAGCTACTATTGTACTATCTTTAAAAGATATAATAGTATCCTTATGGAGAATAACCTGCTGTAGGACTGTTATTGAATCTCTAGCAAAACCTAACTGCTTCCCGCAATAAGTTCTTTCTTCTTTAATAATTAATGCTTTCCTTAATGTATTACAAGGTACACAGCAAGTATCAATCGAAGCTTTCTGTGAATAGAGCGGTGACGTCATTATTAGACATAGCACCAATACGCTTAATATCTTCTTCATGTTGTTTATGTTCTTTAGCGGCTGTAGCTGCGGTGTTACTTAATCTTACATTTAATTTTTTAATTTTCTCTTCCTGGATATTGTTCAAGGAATCAAATTTAGCAATCTCCTTATGGTTAATAAGAATAGCGTTGTTTAGTGAATCGATTGTTCTTTGGTATCCCTCAACGTTTGGTAATTCTGTTATATCCTTAACATGTAAGGAATATACTACAGCACCACCTAGAATAACCAGTAAAACTACGATTACATTCTTTATGTTGTCTTTCATGATTTATGTATCTTTAATAATAAAACTCCTTCACCTTTTACAACCCGGTGCCAGTCGTGTCTTAATATAAATATAGATGTGTTTGGTTCTAAATCGAAAGGAAGTCCGTCATCAAATTGAAAACCCCATCCTTTACCGCATTCTAGAACTTCTACCATCCGGTCTTCATTATCTCTATGCCACATTAAGTGTATCGGATCTATATTGGATCCAAATTCTCTTATGGTATATTCATCAGTAATTTCTAAATCTTTGTATGGTTTCTCCATGTTACAACTTCGTCTAATTGCTGCTTTGTCCAGTGGCTATAGTAGTCTGTTAATTTAAGACTATTTGACTTAGAAGTCAAATCTGCTAGGTCTTGAACTATCCATAAATAACAATCCGGGAATGTGGTTGTTACTCCGTTAATTGTAAAAGGATTCCTTGGGTCATTATCTAAAACTACTTTATTATGTGGTATGAAAATTTCATTAAGACTTTTACTTTTAATTTCTAGAGTTTCAATATCATAATTTTCATAAGTCGGTAAATAATAAATACAGACTTTATAAGTTACTATATCTGCATTAGTTACTTCATTTTCTATACTATCGAGGTTTGTTTCCTGAATAGTGTATTCTTTATTATTAATAGCTGCTCTAGCAAAAGGGCAGATAGGTTTATTATTTAATTCTTGTTTTGGTGTAGTTAGATGGTTAAACCATTTATCGAGATTTGCCAGCATTCTTCTTATCTGTTATCGGACCTCCAACAACCCAAGCATCACAAGTTCTAGCAGCTGCACATTTAAACTTAAGAAACCTGCAGTAACCTAAATCTCCTGCTTCAATAACATCAAAAGGATCTTCAGAACCTTCATCATCCCCTATTCCTTTGGCAATACAATCTAAAGTCTTTTTAGTTATATCAAATGCTGCACAATTACCGCAGAGTGATTTCTTAGCTTCTTCTGCAGAATCTAATTTCCACATATCTACCTTGGCTTGCCAGAATTTCTCATTAGGTTCGTTTGGATTTAATGGACCATAACCATATTCATTAATTGCCTTCTGTCTGTTCTGAAGGTTTAGTTCAATGTTCTGTGTTGGTGCAGGGCATTTTCCAATCTCTACTTCACTAAGTATATCTATTAGTTTCATTTTTTACTTTTTATTATTAACTCCCCTAAGACTTCTAATTTACCTACTTCTTTTTGAAACTCTGTTGCAGACATATTTAAGGAAATACTACTCTTAACTGATGCAAATTCATTTATAGCTTGCTTTCTATCAAATTTACCTTCGGCTGCTTTCTTATAATAAGGAAGTTTAACCTTAAAGTGATGCCAGGTTAGCATTGAAGCTCCACCTTTTTCTTGTGCAGTATTTGCTATTTTTTCAGCACCGTTCATTCGAGTTGTTGCAAACTCCTGAAAAGCGTCTTTAGCTTCTGTTAATAAGTTTAAAAGTTTTATCATTTTGTTTTTCCCCAAGTTTTTCCTTTTCCAGGTGTTTTACATTGTGCTGCTGTTGGTCTACAGGCAGGATATTTAGAGCGTTTCTCTCCTTCTTTTCTTCCGCAGGATTTATAACCTCCGTTTCTGTCTGGTGCATTACAGTCTACCCATCCTTTTTCTTTTCCTTTTGCTCCTTGACGGTTAAACCACTTATGCAGAGATTCAGCTTCATTTATAAATTCTATATCTGTTGGATATTCTTTATTTTTATTATAGAATTTAACCATCCACGGTAATTTTTTCCAAGAAGTTACACCGTTAGGTGTTTCTGCATCAAAATAATTCCCTTTATATTCAACCCAGACATGTCCGAAGGTAGTGCTTCTATTATCTTCTGTGCTCATTATTTTTGAACCTGGGAGATGTTTTGCTAGGTTTTTAGCAAAGATATCACAAAAGCCATTATTACATTCCTCACCTCCAAATACATCCCAGTTCTTATCTACTAGTTCTAAGGCTTCTTTTTCGGTTTGAGCTAAAGCAGTCTTGTATGTATTATTTAAATTATTTTCTTTTAAATTCTTAACTTGAACTAGGTTTGTTTTAATTTTTTCATTTCCTAGAGCCCAGTTAGCTACAAGTCTATGATGTCCGTCGTAAATCACTTTTTCACCGTCTGGGAATTCAACAACATTTATAGCTGGTATTTCCTTTGAGTTTGTAATTATGTGTTTTACCTTATTACTTTGGATGTTAGGTTGTGTAATGTGAATGTCTTCTATGTTCACATATTGTTCTTGACCTTTATCTCTATTTTTTTCAAATAATTCGATTACTTCACTCCAACTATGTTGACTTTTATTAAAGATGCCTTCTATATT